AGATAAAATATTACAAACTGTTGCGTAATCAGATTATTGAAGAAAAAGACTGGCCAGGAACCGTTTTGCCGCTTGTATACGTTGACGGTGATAGCAGCTTTAGACATGGGCAACAAGAGATAAAAAGCTTTTGTCAGTTTGCTCACGACAGCCAGCGAGCTCTCAACTATACAAAAAACCAAATTATTCAACAAATTAAAAACTTCCGCCGCGAGCAGTGGATCGGCACACCTGAAAACATGCAAGGACAGGGTATTAAGCAAATGTGGCAGAACCCTGAAGAGCAAGCCGGAATTTTACTGGCTAAGCGTGATAAAAATGGCCAGTTGCCCACGAAAGTTGCTCCATCTCAGATTAGCCCAGATCTTTTGAACATGCAGCAGTTTTTGGGTGGTGACATACAGAATATTTTGGGAAGGCATGACGCATCTCAAGGGCAGCCAGGAAATGAGGTGTCAGGCGCTGCGCTTTTGCATCGAATCGTTCAAGACAATATGGGCAGTTATCTGCAGCTTAATAATCTCTGCACAGGGATTGTCACTGTTGCCTTTGTAGCCCTAGACATGTTGCCGGCCATTTATGACACCGAGCGTGACGTTATCACTCGAGATAAGAAGGGTGAGCCAATGGTTTCGACCATTAACGAGTTTGTCGGACTCCAGCAAAATAATAATGGGCAGTATGAGGCTGAGCAGGCTTATTACAAAAACCAAATTTCACGCAAAAAAATGCGTGTTGAACTTTCAGCGGGCCCAATGTTTAGCGCTCAAAAACAAATTGAGTACATGAAGCTAACCCAGTTCGCAGGCTTATTACCTCAGGAATTTGTGCCAGCCATGGCAGACATGATTGCCGAAAACATTGATCTTCCAAACACTAATCAGCTTGTCAAGCGTGTTAAGGCTTTTGTGCCGAAACCAGTCTTGATGCAAGCGGGAGAAATGAGCCCGGAAGAAATGCAGCAATTCCAACAGGAACAACAACAGCAGCAACAACAGCCTCCTCCGCCTCAAGTTCAAGCTCAGATGCAAAAAAATGAGATTGAAGATAAAAAAATTCAGCTTCAAGAAAAAGACCTAGAGCAGCGAGCTAGAGATGACGAGGTTAAAAACTACCTATCTGGCCTTAAAAATCAAATAGAGCTGGAAAGAGTACAGGCTACTAAACAAGGCGACCAAATAAGCCTTGAAAAAGACATTGTAAAAGCAAATGCAGAAATGCAATCAGCGGCTCTCAATGCCATGCACGAAATTCATAAATCAAACACGGCTCTTGCAGCCCCCACACGCCAGGGTCATGGCGGTTCTAACGGCCACTACCGGTAAATAGGAGATAAAAACCATGTCAAAAACAGACAATACAGAAAAAACGCCAGCTCAAGCGGTAAATCAGGAGCAAACAAAACCAGAAGTTAAAAGCGAAGCGGCTCCAGAAGTAACTCAAAAAAAGAGTGAGCAGGCTGAGCCTGAGGCAAAAGTTAATAGCACGCCATCAGTGGAATTTAAGGTATATGACGACCCTGAAAGCGAAACTAAATCTCAACTTGAGCCATGGGTAAAAGCACGTCTGGAACGTGAGCAAGCAAAGGCGCAAAGGGAGCGTGAAAAGCGCGCTGAAATTGAGCAGGAAATGTTGAAGCTTAAGCTTGAGAGAGAGTCTAGCAATAGACAAGCTCCATCTCAGCCCAGCAATCCTGAGCAGCCCTCTGACCCTTTAGAAATAGTCAGACAAGTGGTTAGGCAAACTTATATGGATGAAGAGCGCAGCAGACAAGAAATGCAAAGAAATGCGGATCTTGAAAGAAAGCGCAATGACTTTAACGCTAAGCTGAAAAAAGGCTATAAAAAATTTGATGATTTCGATGTGGTATTTCAAGAAGACATTAACCTGCCGCCAGAAGTTGTTGAGTTTATGCATGACATTCCTAATCCGGATGAATTTGCATACAACCTGGTGAAATATAACCCGAACTTGCTTGATGAAATTAGCACGCTTTCAAAAACAATGAGAATCGTAAAAGCAAACGAATTTTACCAAGCATTTATGGCTAAAAAACACAGGAAAGTAGCCTCAGCAGCCCCAACACCACCTGTCTCCGTAAACAACACGGGAAGCGCCTCAAAAAGCACTTCTCAAATGTCATATGACGAATTATTCAGGCACGTCAACCGACGGCGTAAATAGAAAAAGGAGAGATAAAGATGGCTAACGGTTTAATTACTAGTGAGTTAGTTTCGGAAACCATGCTTGCACGATTTGTTGCAAGTAATGCGTTTATTAATCAAGGTTCACGTGGTTTAAATGGGGACTTTACCCAAAAATCATACGTTCCTGGTGAAACAGTTAAGATCAGAAAGAGAAATCGCCTGAAAGCTGGAGACGGTCAAAGTGCGACTGTCCAAGGTATTAGCGATGCGGTACAAGAAGTATCTTTGGCTCATCAATACCATACGATGGTTGATATGACTACGCTGGAAGAGGGGTACGATCTTGATAGTTTTACAGATCAGGTTGTTAACCCTGCAATTGATGCTATCAACGCAAAAATGAATGCAGATATCTATGCCGCTGCGCTTGCGCAGGTGAATTATGCAACTGGTTCAACATCGTCTGCATTAGATCAAAGCGCCTTGTTTACAGCTCAAGGAAAAATGACAAAACTGCAAATGTCAAAAGCAGATCGTTGTTTGGTGGTAGGCACGCCAGATGCGGCTGCATTAAACAGCTCTTTATATAATACCTTCAATACTCAGTTTAACGAAGACATTATCCTGGATGGCAAGTTAGGTCGCTTTGCTGGCTTTGATATCTACGAAGATGAGGTTATTGATAGCTTTACCGCAGGCAGTCTTGCTGGATCGCCTGTAGTTGCAGCACAGCCTTTAAATGGCGCCACAACTCTAAGCTTAAGTGGATTTACTCCTGGAGCAACAGGCGTTTTATTAGCTGGGGATGTTATCAGCATCGAAGATGTGTACTCAGTCGCTCCATTACGCTACACGAGCACCGGAAACCTAATGACATTTGTTGTTCAAAGCAACGTAGATGCAGATGGTGGTGGTTTGGCTACGGTTACCGTTTCTCCATCTATCAATTGGGATTCTACAAGCACCTTGCAAAATGTGGATAGCAGGCCAGGGATGGGCGCAGCAATCACCCGCATTGCGTCAAATACCCCTAACATTGCATTTACACGTAGTGGCTTAGATATCGTTTGTCCTCCGTTGCCAAAACTAAAAACCCCAGAGTGCTTTGTCAAGTATGACGAAAAATACAACATTGCTATTCGTTTGGCTGCTGCTGCAGACATTAATGAATCAGCCAACTTGTATCGTTTGGACGTGCTCTGTGGCTTTGCATGGCATGACCAATACGCAATGCGTTTATATAGTCAGGCATAAGGGGTACAGACATGCAAATGTTATTTGAACCAAAAACCGGAAGAGCAGAATTAGCTGGTTGTGCAGAGGACGTAAGTTTTCTGCTCAGCCTGGGCTATACCCGCAAAAGAATTCCGGCAGAGAGCGTAGAGGCCAAGAGTGTTGAAAAAAAAGAGCCTTCATCTAAGAAATTAAAAAAGGAGAATCAAAGTGAAAATTGATCATAGTCGTAACGGGTCAGACGCACCCCGGTCTATTAGCTTTCCCATTAAAGTCGGCCTAGATAACGCAGAGCGCGGATCTTCAGCTGGCTGGGATCGCGAAAAGCGTCTTTCACGAGATGCAAGACGCGATAAAACTGCCGCTCGTGAGCTTTCACGTGATGCAAAACGCGATATGCGTTATCGCTAATTAATTGGAGCGCCAACGATGAAAGTTGAAGAATTAATAGCATATGCTTTTAAGAAAGTGGGTTTTGTCTTTTCTGAAGAAAACCTGCGTGCAGCTTATGAAGCGGAGGCGCTCTATTATTTAAATGAAGAGATATCCAGTTTGAATCGCAGTGGTAATACATGCGCTTATTTTACCGAAGTGGACTTTACAATGGTTCCTGCGCAGCAAGATTACACGTTTGGGCTTACCGAATCGGACGTGACTACAGAACCCTTCACCGAGGTGGAGTTTGTTCATATCCTTTGGGATGGCGTTAACTATAGCTTGTCTCCCGAAACAAGAAAATTGAGGCTCGGCAGTACTACTTTTCCGCAGCCTTATGATGCCATACCTGGCGAGGTGCTGTTTAAGAGAAATTTAACACAAGCCATCTTGTCTTTCTATCAAATTCCCAACTTGGCTTTGCCATGCAAAGTGTATGGTAAGCAAGAAATTTCTAAATTTGTACAGTATCAAGACATTACCAATGTTCCAGAATATTATTTAAAGTATCTGCGCTATGTGTGCGCCAAGGAAATTGCTGGTCAGTACGTTGGAACAACCTGGACAGACGTTGACGAAATGTCGCTTGAAAAGGCGAGGAATGACGTTTTTAGCGCTCCAGAGCTCGATGTAGGCATCATTAATACGCCAGCGCTTTTAAATTCAACAAACAATGCAATTGGGCTTGCCTCAATTTATGGATCGATATAATTATGTCGGCACAACTTAGAGAAATGCCAGAGGTGCCATTTCCACTTGTAGGTGGGTTTGGCCAAGATTTGAGATCACAGGTTAATCCTGAAATCACCTACAACATGTATATAAGCGTAGGGAGTGCCAAAGATGCGGTGCCCGTGTTGCTTCCAACTCCAGGAATGAGGCCTATCCTTAACTTTCAAAGTGGTGCAAAAGGGCGCGCTCAGTTCACATATAAGAACCAAGAGCACATGTACTGCGTAGTTTCTCAACATGTATATAGGTTCGATTCTTCCCTCAATTTTACCATTATTGGCAATTTATCCACTAAGACGGGAAATGTCAGCATTATTGCAAACAATGCAAATCAAGTTTTATTTGTAGATGGTGTAGGAGGGTGGGTTTACACAGAAACCACAGGGGTGTGGACTGACATTAGCTCTGTTGAAAATTTTCCTGCTGGTTGTATATCGCTTGGCTATCTAGATGGATATGGGATCGGTTTTTATGGTGATTCTAGGCAATTTGGTCTATCAGAAATAAATGACTTTTTAACGTGGCCGCTGGCCAATATTGGGAATATTTCACGCAAGGCGGGGACAGGCGTAGCGGTGGGAGTTATAAAAGGTCTGGTTTTATTTATGGGAACCACTTCAACTGAAACATGGTTTAATTCAGGGGGCGCATTATTTCCTTTTTCGAGGGACAACAACGCTCTTTATGAATATGGTTGCGCTGCACCTGGAAGTGTGGCTGAGGGCTTTGATAGGTTATTTTGGCTTGCTCGTGATATTAATGGCGTTGGAGGGGTTCGCCTTACAAATGGCGGCCCTCCACTTAAAATAAGCACTTATGAAGTAGATCGACAAATTGGCGAAATCAGTGATCCTTCTGACGCCACAGGTCAGATTTTTAAAAAAGATGGCCACATTTTTTATCAATTAAGTTTTACAAGTGGCAATATCACATTCCTTTTTGACTATACTACATTTGAAAAAACACAGGATTTATCTTTGTGCTGGTCTCTATTGGGTGAATCAGACTTTGACACAGATTTTCAAGACCATGGAAGTCGTCATTTAATGCAGTCGGTAGCTTACTTCAATAATAATCATTATACCCTAAGCTACAGTTCGGGCCAATTATTCATTTTGGACTCAGATTACTACCAGTATGACGCGAATAACATTTTAAGGATGAGGATTACTAAATGCTTTACCCATCCAGCTTTAAAGGTATTGCGAATGGCGATGATCGAGCTTTTAGTTATTCGCGGAGTTGGATTGCAAAATGGAAATGATGCAAACCCCACTATTGAAATGCAGGTTTCATTTGACAGAGCTACCACGTGGACAAAAGCACGCCAAGCAAATCTAGGGAAAATAGGAAAGTCTCACGGTCAGACTATTTTTTATGAAATGGGGATTGCTCAATCTTTCGTCTTTATGTTCAAGTGTTGGAATGCTGTAGATTCCGTAATTATGGGTGGTTCAATGAAATATGCAGTGGTGAGCCCATGACAGCTAAATTTAATTTAAGGCCCCCAGTTGATTCTCCGATGGTCGATAGAGAGGGTCGATTAACCCCAGATTGGTTACAATTTTATCGCCAACTATTCAATTTTTTTGAAAATAACTTTACTCCACAAATTATATTGGCTCCAACCATTAATAATTCCGAGCTCTCCAGCCTCCCCACTAGTCCGAAGGGGGCCATTACTTACAATGGGGAAACTGACGAAATTATATGTTTAAAAGCTGCTGGCTGGAAAAACGTTATCACCTCTTAGGAATCTAAAAAATGGGACTATTTGACAGCGTTACAGACTTGATTAGCGGGGGTGCTCAAAGCGGTTACGGGGACATGCAAGGAGAAATTCAAAAGGGCATTGATTCTGTAAACTCCAATTATGATCAGGGTCGCGCTTATTTAGAGCCATATAACGAAGCTGGCAAAAACGCCCTCAACAATTATGAAGACTTTTATAGTCAGTATGCCGATCCTGGAGATTGGTACAACAAGACAATGTCTAACTGGGAAATGTCGCCAGCTGCAAAAATGAATCAAGAGTACGGCTTAAAAGCTATGAATCAAGCAGCCGCTGCAGGGGGAACTGTTGGAACTCCTGCTCAGCAAATGGGCGTGGGCAAATACATGAATGACCTCGTGAAAGGCGATCAACAGAACTATTTAAATAATATTCTAGGCATTGGCGATAAGTATGGCTCCGCCCAAGGGGCTTTAATGGGTCAGGGATATAATTCTAGCAATGCACTTTTAAGTTCATATATGAATCAAGGGAATAAAATTGCTGATCTCTATGGAAATATGGGCGTAGCTAAAATGCAACAAAGCATGGCTCAAGGCGGTGGTATGAATGATCTCCTTGGCCTTGGATTTGATGCGTTTGCCGGAACAAATACAGGAAAAAATGCTTTAAATTGGTTTGCAGGATTATAACATGGCTGGCGGAGTACCTACTTTAATTCAACAACACACTTTGCCCCAAGCGCTCGGCCAGGGAAATGCTTTACTTCAAAGCTTTATGAAAACCAGAGCCATGCCTGAACAAATTAAAAATAGTCTGCTCCAGGGTCAAGCAAATGCTACAAAAGCGCAGAATGAAGCCCAGTATGGAAGCGGTCAATACGGTCAAATATTAACAGCACTTAATAACCCCAACGTATCAGAAAATCAAAAAAAAGCACTTCAGACTGCGTTAACAATAAATAGTTTGTATCGACCTGGCATGCCTAATGATCCAACAGCTCAAGCTATTAGATCTGGCTCAATTGTTCAGGATCCGAATTTAAGCAATACAGTTCAAACTGGAAGCGGCCAAAGCGCTCCCGAGCTATACAAAACCCAAGAAGACCAATACAAAGCAAAAACCAAAGAGCAGCTAGCGCGAGCCCACGAAAATGAGCAAAGAGGCAATTATTATGAAAAGGGCGGTGCGAAAGGAAGCTTTATTGATTACCTGATGAATAATCCAGACGTTAAGGGGGTTATTTCTCCTGAAATGCTTTCTCAGGCAGTCGGAAGCACTCTCACTATGGGGGCTCCTGCCGCCGTTAAAGCAGAGGCAGCTGCCAATATAGCTATGAAATATGGGAATACCAATTTAGCCGATTCTGTTGATAAATGGCAGACAAAGCAAGGAACTACATCTGCAATTCTTAATAAGCTTGCTGGCTATGACATGATTGACAAGGGCTTTGAAACCGTAATGCCTCGATATATTCCTATCATGCAGTATTATAGTGGCCCGCAAGGCGCCCTAAACTTAAAAGCTGATATGGCAAATGCCGCCCTGGGCCGTCCAACTTCCCCAGAATATGACAAATACAAGACGTTTGCCACCACAGTTCTACCAACTTTAGCAGATCAGCTCAGAAAAACATGGGGCGCATCCGTTACACCTGAAATCAATGCGCAACTTCAGGGGATAATAGGCTTCAAAAATACGTGGGATCAAATTCAACAAAACCCCAAAATAATAATGGATCGTTTTAATGAACTGCAAACCCTATTGGGTGCTGAGGTTAGTGCGCTCGAAGACTACAAAGCTCCTAGCATCACAGGAAGTAAGGAAGGGGCTAAAGATAATACTGACCAAGTAGAATCGCAAGAAGGGTACGGTGGCTATAGCAAATCTGACATTGACGCTTATGCAAGCCAAGCGGGAATTACCCCTGAACAAGTTGTGGCTGCCATGAAAGCAAAAGGAGTCAAGTAATGGCTCAAATACCACTTTCAGAACTTCTTGGCCCTCCAACTAAACGCCCAAGTTTAGATGAATTGTTAGGAACTCCGACTCCAAAAGAACAGTCATTCAAAGATAAAGCTTGGAATGCTGCCGAGGCTCTCATGAATAATCCGGTGGGAGATGCTCTTTCAACTATAGGCGGAGGGCTAAAAGATTTTGCCACAGATACAGCCGCCGGAGTAGCTGACCCTTCATATCAATTTGCCCTCGGGCTTCAGAATAGGCTCAGTCAGGGTCTTGGGAAAGTTTCAGGAATGCCTGCGGAGCGCTTTGGACAGTATGACGTGGATTCTTTAGCAGCTAAAGCACCTGATCCCATGTTGGCTGAAGCGCTGTCGCTGCCTGGGGCTCTCTTAGCTCCAGGAGGGGCTGCGCTGAAGGGTGCAAAGGGTATAAACGCATTGTTAGCCGGAGGTGGTCTTGGGGCTTTGTATGGTGTTGGCTATGGTGGAAAAAATCCCGAAGGGAATGTGCTTGAGGATGCAGCTGTAGGAGCTATGTTGCCAGCAGGGATGGCCGGAGTCGGAAAGTTGGCAAGCATGACTGGAAAAGGTGTCGCAGATCTGGCAAAGAGTATGGCTGCAAAAAGAATGTTAAACAAAACAGAGAGAGAATCCGCCGATGCGTATAGCGGAGTGCTCACACCAGATCAGGCCGCTCAAAAGTTAAAAGCAGTTGGTGAAGAAATACCCTTTGATCTTGGGGCTCTTGTTGGTGACGTAAAAAGCGCTCAAAAATATAAAAAAGGTTTCAATACATATGGCTCACAAGTTCCAGCCAGAATGCAAGAAGCTGTAAGCAAGACTAATCAAATAGCCAATAAAATGGCTGACGAGCTTAGCCAGGGTTATGATGAGGCCTCGGGCAGTGAGGCTCTCTTAAAGCATATAAAAGAAAACTACGGAATGCACAAAAACGAGTTTATAAAGCTTGATGATGAACTGGCGAATGCGGCTAGCAAAAAGCAGATCGACACAACAAACAGAGCTATAAGCCGACAGGCTGCAACTGACATCCTCGACAGCTTAAAAGAAACAGAGATGAAAGGGGGCGTACACTTCCTATCGAGTAACCCGAGCTTGAAAAAGCTTGTTGAGAATATCAGTCGGGGAGGGTCTCCAATAAGTGTGGATATTGCAACTGGCGCTCCTGTTAAGTATAGAACTAATTATGATGACTTGAAGAATCTAAGGTCATATGTAGGCGAGCAGGTTGGAAAACTTAAAAGAGCATCGATTGACAAGAGAGACCCCGAGGCTATTGGAGAGCTGGGCAAAATATATTATGCGCTCGATGATGACATGGCTGCATCATTAAAAGACCATCCAGATCTACTGCCACTTTGGAAAAGACGGTCTGAATACTATAAAAATGAAGTTAAGCCCTATGAAGCTAATAAGCGCGTTTCGGATATTGTCAATTCAGATGAACAAGCCAACCTTTTTAGAAAGCTGAATAGCACTGATCCAGAGATTCTCAAGGCCGTTGATCATATGAACCCCGGCATGAAAAAACTACTGCTCGGATTGGGTTTTAAGAATGCAATTAAAAGCGACTTTGGAACAGGCGAAATGATTGGCAAGCCTGACATGATCTCAAAAGCATACGAACGCTTGAACAATGCACCTTTATTAAAACATACTTTAGATGAAAGTGATCATGCAACTTTCAAGAAATTAAGCATTCTTAACGATTTAACAAAAGAATATCGGCCATTATTAAAGAATCCAGAAACTGGCGCTAAAAACACCAAATATTTACAAGAAATTGCGATGTCTATTCCAACGGCTTTGGGGTTGGGGGCTGGAGTAATTGCTGGACACTCATTTGCTCCCGCTGCTGCAATGGCGGCTGGAACGGGAGCTTATATAAAAGGGAGGAATGCTCTTAATGAACTGAGGTCAAACCCCAAAATTTTGGAAGCTTACACCAACCCAAAAGAGAGAAATTCCTTGATAAAGCAGGCTATAAGTCAAGCCAATGAAACCAAAAAATCGGGAGTAGGAACCAAAATAACAACCAAAGCATTAAAAAGCCTTTCAAATCCATCATTAATTAATTATCTATTAAACAGCGGGAATAACTAAATGTCAACCACCCCTCAAGCTATTTTATTTTATAACCCTGTTTGGACTGTCAACGATCTGATCGGAGAGCCTAACGATGGGGGTTTCATCTATTTTTATAGATCTGAAAATCCGACAGAACTAAAAACCGTTTATAAAGATAGTTTGTTGACAACCCCGTGGCCAAATCCAATTGAATTTGATGTTACTGGAGCCCAAGACGATAATTACCCTATCTATGGCACAGACGATGAACCATATCGAGTAGTTATTACAAACAGTCTAGGGGTGACGGTTCGCTCATTTGATCCTTTTCCTGCATCAGATAGCGGATCTCCTGTTATTCCAGATCAAGAGATAACCAACCAAATTCCAAATGGCCAAGTC